AGACTAGAAACAAGAACAATCATAGTCCCATTTAACTCCTTCTCAATCTCCCTCCATACTACACTTTCCTTAAACTTGATAATATCACTCTTATATATCTCTATCATTGTCCCCCTCCTTGACTTATCATTCCCGGCAATTGACCTGTAGGAACAAGATTCCCAGCTTGCACACCTTTATCTATCTTTGCTTGAGGTTGCACCTGAGCATTGATCTGAGGCACTTGACCATGTTGTAAGATGAACTCGTTAATATCCTTAGCTCCCATCACCCTGGCGATATGCTTGAAGATACGAACCACATCGAAGTTCTGGAAGAGGGCAGGCTGCTGACAGATGATTTGGAAGAGCTGTACCCAATTATCTGACTGTTCACTTGTCTGTACAGATCCATCTTTGATGATGAGATCATATGAGATAACAAGATCATTTGGACTCACCTTGAGGCGAGAGACATCAGGACCATACTCCTTGATTAAGAGCTCTTGCCAAGTCCCAGTAGTCTTAACATACATATCGTTGGTCATAAGTTGCTGACATTGACTTGCAAACATAAGACCAATATCAAACATACTTTGAAGGGAAGTAATCTTCGCAGCCTTAGCCAATCTTGAGAGGGCAGATGCCTGTGTAGATTTGCTTTCCTGTGCAGTCACCCGCTCTGACGTCTTCCGAATCACGCCAGAAACAGCGTCTGTAGCAGCCGATACACGCTGTATAAGGTCGACTATATATCCAGCGTCCGAAATATGCTGCTTCGTTATGTCTGTTACTGGAAGTTGCTTTACTGCATTCTCCACTCCTTTGCCCCATGCTGTCCTCCTCATCCTGATCAACTTTCCAGGCTTTGGATCTTCAAGATCTGCTATATTTATGAGACTTGGATCGACTATGAGCATGTCATTTATAGCTTTACGAACATTAGTAATATGCGAAGAGAATAGCCAATCCAAAGTCTCTTGCAAACCATAGAGCATCTCCAGTCTGGAGATTGGACTAGTAGAATAACCATCAAAGTCAGGAGCAGATACAGAAACAGGGTACATATCGTGGTTCAAGCCAAGTTTCTTAGCGCAAATCACATACTTATCAGCCGCAAGACCGAAGAGCCACTTCTCAGGATACTCTTTTGTACCTAACTTCCACTCTTTTGGAATAAGATTCACATACATCCAGATGACATCTATGGGAGTTGTCGTGGTAGTGGCATAACCTCCAGTTGCTGAGCCATCTCTATCATATCTTCCAGTCCCACTTGAGCCTCTTGTTAAGTTGAACTGAGAATATCCTTGATAATTAGTGGTTATATACTTGACGTTGAAGATGGAATCGTCTTCACGTTCCATTTCCAATAGTCTCATCTTGTTCAAGGGCTCAATCCAACCTACAAACTCACCTCTCTGCACTTCATGTGTAGGAACATTAGGGTCTGGGAGGTAAAGATAAGGATCAATGTTGCGAAGAGTGTTCCCCTCATATAAGATTGTCTCAACATTTACTCGCTTTTGTCCAGTATTTATGAACTTGGAGAAGATTTGAGAGAAGAATCCATCAGGTTGTATCTCTGTCTTGAATCCCCACTTCTTATCCCAACCTGTTGCCACTGCTCCAAAGCCATATGCAAGACTGTCTCGATACTGTGTATGAAGATTAAGGGCATGTTTGAAGTACATACTATGATGTTCTATCACTTTCTCCAGCATTATTGCCCCTATCAAGTCGGCAGGAGATGATCCCTCATAGCGAAAGATCGGCATGTCTAGAAATGCAGAGACAAAGTATGTAAGAAGAGTCTCAAGAGTTGCATAAGAGTAGGGAACAACTATAGAAACAGGCTTACGACTATCCTTCTGCTTGGTAATAGACTCAGCATCATCAAGAGGAACATATGCAGTTAGAGAGTGGTCGATCTTTTTCCAAGAATCGTGCCTCTTCTTCATTTCATTACTACTCTCTCTTGCCCTATTATATATCTTAGTAAGCAAATCCTTATGATCTTGACTATCTGGCTTCAGGTCAAGACCCTCTGGATACTTATAGGAGATATCCCCTTCAACAAAAGCAGTCTGCTGATTCCCACCTGGATCAAGAATAGTAGCCATTAAATACTCCTCCAATCTTCCATCGGCTTGAGAGGTGTAAGATCATCAAAATTCTTCTCATCAAATTCATCTTGGGACTCATCATCATCCTCTGGTATGAAGTATCGACCACCCATCTCAAGAATCTCTACCACATATGCAAAGGCGTCCATGACGTCCCATCGCTTACTTCGAGGATAGGAAAGCAACTGAGCCTCGAGAGGGCTACAAACGCTACTATTATGGTAAATGTAGCCCATTCGGTAGAATGGTAAGAGCATCGCTATCCTATCCTCTTTACTCGCTCTCGCCTTTAGCTCGACAATTTCATAGTTTCTCTTCTGCTGGATCATCAATGTCTTCATTGGATAAGTGATGAACTCATTAAGGGATGTAACTTCAATCCCAATGACCCTTGCACGAAGAGCATCTGCCATATCAAATGCTATCTTATAAATCTCGTCAGGATGAAACTTCCCCGCAACAATATCTCGTACATATATCTTAGGTCCTCTAATATCAACTCCCACACCGACGATTGCTGATTCTGCACTTTGCATCTCAGTCGTCTTAGCAGGGTCAATAAGTACAATGTTCTCAAGCTTTTTCTTCTGATCAAGAAAATCATTGTCGTCCTCCTGATACCACTTGAAGTAGGACTTGCGAAATCTGCTTTCAAGGGACACCGGAATGCCCATGTACTCACGATAGAAAGAGTCCAAGAGTCCTTGCTTTCGGAAGGATTCTGCCAGCTTCAAAACATCACTATCATTCATGAAGTCCGGCCAGTTGCTGTGAAACTTATCATCACACAAAGAGAGATGAACATGATGCCAACTATCATCGTCCAAGAGATCTGCCAAAAGAGAGGCCTCATGAAGCAAGGATCCTATCACGATAATCTTCCAATCACTCCTAGCCCTATTGACGCTGTTAAGGACGTCAGCAAAGAACCATTCTTTAAGCTTTTTCCTCTGCTCTTCACTCTTCACTCCCTCTGTATCTTCCAAGTCGTCACAGATGATAAGATCAGGTCGATGATCTCCATGCAGAATGCCTCGAACTTGCTGTCCAGAACCACGAGGGAGAACGGCTATTCCACTACTCGTGATCCACATTTCTTTGGAGAAGGAATCTGACTTCATAGAGCCGAACATTCTTGTTATCATTCTGTTCTGAAGAAGTTCACGCTTTAGGTTCTCTCCTTGCATAACTGCTTGTGTTGCTGTATTACTGATAGGGACAATGAATTTCTTCTCTTGGAAGAGAATCTTCTTCCCTGGATATGCGAGGTTGACACAGCTCGTCTTACCAAATCCTCGAGGGGCGATGATAACTGCCTTTTGTATGCTATCATTATCCAAGACCTCGAAGATCTTCTCATGGAGAGAGGAGAAGGGAAGATAAAAGCGATCAGGGAATAGTATTTTCGCAGTGATTCTTGTACTTAAGAAGCACTGAGACAATAAGAGTTCCTGCTCACTTTTATCAAAAACATCTATGTCATTATCAAGTGTGTTCATTTATTAAACACGCTTATCCCTTTTTTAAGAGGAGAATAATCTGATCAAGTTTATCATTTACCGCCTGGAACGGGTCGACCACCTGGAACGGGTCGACCACAACAGTCTGCAGCAGAGTGTGATCATTGAACTTGGCCCCGTCCCACTTCTTCCCCATAATTGACGGGTCGTAGTCTTGAATCTCAACCATGTCATCCTGAATGACAGTTCCCGAAAGTTGAGACACCCCCGTGACTATTCCGTTTTCATCTATGATTGCGTAGTTTGCCATAAGACCTCCTTAATATCGTTCCCTTACCTGCCATGCGATCTTCGGTGGGTAAGCAAATCCCGCAACAACCATGTCAAATGTGATTGTTGTGGTATTAGTTAATGTTCCCCTTGCCATATAATTGATTCCAGCCTCACCAGCAGTTTGACTAACATAAAGGGTGGACTTCGTTACATCAACTGCGGTAATCGTCACCGTCTTTGGATTTGCATCTGGCGTGACCACGCCTCTCTGAAGTGATTTTATCCCTACTCCAAATGTTCCAGACATTTAAAATTCCTCCTCAACTTGCCAGTCAACTCTTGTCGCAGTATCTGTTGTTGTTTGGTCTAAAGTGATTGTGGTAGTATTGGTCAATACTGCACGCGGAGCGCGGGCAGGTGATGTATCCCCTCCCGAATAAGTAACAAGCAAAATGGATTTATTTACATCTACTGCCGTGATCGTCACCGTCTGCGGGTTGCTTGCCATCGTTAAAGTTCCACGTTGGACTGATTTTAAACCACCTCCAAATGTCCCTGACATAACTACCTCCTATGAATCGTAAGTCCAGGCACCGCCGATACCTTTGATGACCCATTCCGTTCCTGACCATATACCCATGATGAAGTTTCCAATGACGTTGGAGCGGACATATCCACCAGCTGCTGATTCCACGCCAAGATAACGGATCTTCTCTGAACCGTTCGCCTTGAACTGCATATACTGAGCAACAGTAACCATTCCTTGAAACATATACCCGTCAGCACCCGCAGGGAGTTGGAAGATACACTGCGCTCCTGCTCCTGTGTTGGTAAATACAGACAGACCTGAAAGGTTTGCAGCTGAAACTGAATATGGACTATCCCCATCTGTCTTATTTACTCTCGCACCTGTAGCACCAGCAGATATACCAAGAGTTGCCTTAACAGTAGCAGCGTCAGCATCGTCTAAGAAGGTCTTTGCAAAGGCTGTTATTGTTAGACCTAATGCTGTTAAGACTGCAGTAGCATCTGCACAATTTAAGAGGGATCGTGTAAAGGATGTACCTGCAGGATTCAAAAGTTCCCATCTTGTATTTGCAACATTATATTGAAGGAGACAGATAGCAAGAGCACCTGGGATATCTCCAGCTGCAAGAGCAGAGCCTCCATTCTTTGTAATAGTATGTGCAGTCAGACCGTTGGGAGCGAAGGTAGGATTGATAACTGTATTAGCACCAGCTGCTACAAACGCACATATCTTCATATTTGTCAGTGCTATTGCAGGAGTATAGGTCGCTGTTATTGCATCTACAGTCCCACCTGCTACTGCTATTGATAGACCTTGCATTATGGACTCGAGATAGAGGGCAAGGTTGTCTATCGTTATCTTATCATTCGCAGATAGAGAGACATCAAGGAAAGGGATACTATCCCCAGTCTCCATCACAGTAGCGGGTGTCATAGCTGATATCTTCTTATTCGCCATCGCTAATCTCCTTCACAGCTCCAATATCATATACAAGACCAATATCCCTCGCTCTTTGCTTTATAGATAATATCTCCTCGGCAGTGAAGTGGACATTTGTATTCTCAGTTCTCAGTGTTCTTATTGGGGCAAATCCAGCTCGATCCAATATATCCTTGGAGGCACCAAGTTGTATATTGGGAAGTGGATCATCCAACAATTCTCCCATTACCTCAACCGCTTTCACTGCAAGCTCATGAATACGCTTCCCCACATCGACAGAGTTCATATCCCTCGCTGCTCTCATGTTGTCCATCTGACGCTTGACAATAGGACTGTTGAGAGTGTAGGAGACCATCGCAGGAGTCACATTCAACTCATAAGCGATCTCATTATGTTGCATACCTGTTATTGCCAGTCTCATTATCTCACGGTGAACATCCCACATCTGACCAATGCTATACTTGCGTGGAGCATTCTCATTAACATGCTTTCCCATACTTATACCTTTGAGAAGATGGGAGATGTCTTGTAGACCATCTCCCATGTTGTTAGTTAGTAACGAGCAATATAAGGAATCTCTTCCCAGAGGAAGCTGAATCCAAAGACAGTCGTCTGCACAATGTCAGTAACCGTGATAACTGCAAAGCCAGGGTTAAGGACAATGCTGGAATCAAGGTCAACCTTCGAAGGAGTAGCACCCCAATCAACAGTTGCAGCACCATGAGGTAGACTGGCAATATACTGTTCGATAACGCCAGCAGGTGTGATAGTCCAACCAGCACTTGCATAGACCTTACTTGCAGGTCCACCGTTCGATCTGTTGCGAGGAACGATAGAGGCAGCAGCACCACTTGAAGATGTAGTACCCAGAGAAAGATGTCCAGCACCTGTTGTTAAGATATACATAGCATAAGCAAACTCATGAACAATGACAGTAACACCACTACCAACTGGGTTTGCAATACCCAGGCCTGTCCATGCCGCTGCAGTACACCCAGCAACAGTTGTGATCACTGCAACGTTTGCCGCTGCGAAGAGACGTCCAGCAAGTGCTGCCTCCTGATGCTTACCACCAGCTGACTGAACAATAAGCTGACCATAGATATTCGCTACCAATGGATTTACTGCCCCAATTCCTTGAGCCCCTAAAGGTCCAAATCTTGCGTACATAGTATCCTCCTTATTCTTACTATTATAATTACTCTTAGTTTAAAGGAACTCTTAACGCAGACTTAAAAGCATAAGCCATTCTAAGATCGAGTGACCACATCCTATTACACATGATCCACATCTCTCCTGTGTCAACAGAATGATAAGTTGCGCCCTCTGCCGCTTTCGGAGGCTTATCATCTGTTGATAGCCCCTGAAACTCTTGTCTTGATTTTATCATAGTAACAGACATGATACCCTCCTACTTTATAATAGCCTTGATTTGTTTCTGTTGCTCAGGACTAGCCGCAGGACTCTTCCCTCCAACAGATGATATCTTATTCCCTGCAGTTGTCCTCTTTGTAGACCAACTTGATTTACCAGCGGTAGGTTTCTTCTGTGTATACTTTCTACTTGGAAGAGGTTTGGATATAGGTGGAATCATAGGAGGAATGCCAGCACCTGGGATAGGAGGAGGAATGTTGGGAGGTGGAATAGACCCTTGCCCCATATCTGGTGTCATACCCATACCTATCTTTGATAAAGGTCCCATTGGTAGAGGTGGACCTACTGGAGGAAGAGATGATCCACCACCATCCATAGAAGGATTCGCAAGGGCAGCGCCAATACTCTTCACAACTTGTGCTCCAAGTGCTGCGTGCCTCGCATGAAGACCCGCCTCTGGCAACATGCTAGTGTCTCCTCCATCAACTCCTGGATTTCCCAACTTAGGAACAGAAGGTTTAGTAACCATCTTCATCTTCTTCCCAGCCATAATCTCTTCC